CGTCAACAAGAAAGTAAATATGACATGTTTGCCGGAATGCCTGGCTTTGATGAGATTATGAATTTTAAATCCACATTATCTAATTCTTTGTTAGGTGATACTGGCATTGGGGGTATGTTAACACTGGCTGGTCAAGGAGAAACAGCAAAGGGGCTGGAAGAAGGTATTCAATCACTACTAGGGACAAAAGATTCAGTCTCTTACAACTGGCAAAAATGGTTTGATGAAAGTCTAGCCAGTAAATATGAAAACTTAACTGAAATTACAGATCCAAATGATGCAGAAAAAAAATATGCAATTGATAAAGAATTTGCTAAAACTTTTGTTGATGATTATTTAAAACCACGCTTTGATAACTCTAAATCAATGTCAGAGTTTATCAGTTATATGGACGTACAGGATGGTGAACAAAACATCCTGCAAACGCAAACAGTAAGCAACAAGCTTAAAGAGCTGGGTATGCAAAAAGCAGACTCTTTTTTGGGCCAGTTAGCCGCTCAAAGCAAGGGTTACTTTGATTCAAGTTTCTATTTTGACCCCACTGGAAACGACGCAAAAACAAGTCTGTATACAACCCAAAAAACAAATGTCGCTAATGCTTGGGATCAAGCCAAGTCCAAATCAACTGCTCTAGTCAATGGTATGACATGGGATCAATGGGCGTATAAATATGGTTTAAATGTTAATAATAAAGATCAATTTGCAAAACTTCATTACGAGGTTGTAGGAAAACCAAGTGGGTTTGATCCATCTTCTGACAAGCCAACAAATGCAGATCTTTTTAATTACATTAACAATGAACTAACACCCTATCTTTCAGAAGCTAAAGAAGCTTTTGGTGACAGCGTATTTTTACAATTCATGACATCAGACCAGTTAGCTGATCAACTTGTTAGTAACATTGACCCATTAAAAACGCCAGAAGCTTGGGAAAAAGCTTTAAAAGAGCACGGCATTGATAGTACAAATAAATCGATAGAAGAAGTCAAGGGTCTACTTCTTAACGCAACCAGGACTGCGCCAGCCGAAGATATTAGAGCCGCTATTAAACAACTTAACGAACAGAAAAAAACACCAACTCAAAAAAACTTAGGCATTGAATACATACAAAGAGATATTGATGATGTTACTAAATCCACGGGCAAAGAAACAACTCTTTACAACTTGTTTAAAAACTCTGGGTATGAAGGAAGTGAAGATGAATTCTACAATGATTTTATGCCAGATGTTGATAGAGCTGATCAACAACTAATATCTGATGTGTTAAAAGGTGATAATAGTGGCCTAGGTTTTGATATAGATACATCGGATCCTTTTGCAACAATGGATTCAATTGGATCTTTATTTTCAGATACCCAAAAACAATCAACAAAAGGCTCGCAAGAGAATAGTTATTCTACACTATTTGGAGACGCTGAAAAAGAAGCAGAAGAAAAAGGATCCTCGTCTTCTGGTCTTTTTAATTTCCAATGGTAGACAAACGAAAACAAGCTGCTAGTGCTGCCAAGCGTTATCAAAAAAGCAAGATGGCATGCAATAAACCACAAAAAACTCCTGGTCATCCCACCAAAAGTCATATTGTAAAAGCTTGTGAAGGAGGTAAAGAAAAGTTGATACGCTTTGGTGAACAAGGAGCTAAGACCGCTGGTAAACCAAAGGAAGGTGAGTCTGATCGCATGAAACAAAAACGTGCTAGCTTTAAAGCTAGACACGCAAAAAATATAGCTAAAGGAAAAATGTCAGCCGCATACTGGGCTGATCGTGAAAAATGGTGACTTAAATGAACAAAGTAAAAACAACTCTTCAAAAGAAAGAAGGCCGCCCCAAAGGAACTAGGCAGGGTCAAGGTATGAACTCCAAGCCTAATCACGGGAGAAAAAAATCCCGTGGGCAAGGAAAGGGCTAACACCTTTAAGTAATATATGTTTATCATGGGATGTAACTGAGTTATGTCTTATGTCTTCTTTTGCGCGGGCAATTGACATTATTAAGAAGTATGAGGGATACAGTGAGTGTGCTTATCCTGATTCCAGTACTGGTGGAGCACCCTATACGTTTGGTTATGGGTCTCAATATTACCCAGATGGAGCAGCAGTAAAGAAAGGTCAGTGTTGTTCCAGGCAAAAGGCACTGGAGTATCTGCAGCATGATGTAGGGATCATTGAAGAGGATGTTGCACGTTTAAATCTGGGCATTGATGGATCAATGCGAGAAGCATTGATTTCATTTATCCACTCTGTTGGATGGGATTCTTTTTTATACAGTAACCTCATTGATCTTATTGAAGGAGAGAACTGGCCTGGTGCGACAGCAGAAATATCTCGTTGGATTTTTGACGACTATGACCGCACAATTGGAGGCCTTATTGACAGGCGGCGAGAAGAATCCTTGCTTTTTTTAAGCGAAATTAAAAATACCGTTCTGGTTTCTAGTGATATTCTTCTCAAAGCTTTCCGTAACTACACGGCTTCTCCCAGGCAGCTCAATGCCATTAGGCAGCTTGAAGAGCAGTTAAATCCTTATGTTCTAGCAGCGTTTGCCAATAAATTTATCTTAGATGAGTACCACATCGATTACCTGGAAAGTGATAGGCTACTGGTGTGATCGATAACAGGACCTAGAATATTTCTAGGTTATTCGCATGCAAATGGAAGAAACAGTCAATCCAAGAGAGCTAGAACTCCCTCTGCAACTGCAGTTTGCTATGCGTAAGGCAGAGCTGGAGGCCCAAGAAATGACTTGGGATCAGCTATATGCTGCCCTTCTGAACCTCTATCATCGTCGAATGATTGAATGGGCAGCAATCAAAGATATTTTGGCAGATGAAAGTATCGAACTTGAGTGGGACATGCCAACCCAGCTTGAATTAACTGAGTTGGCATTGATGTGTGCTGACGAGTTCGACGATGATGACGAAGATGACGACAATGACGAGTTAAGAAAGGAACTGAGTCCCTTCTAGTCAAGTTTGGCGATTAGTCTTTCAAGATACCAGAGAGCTTTTTGAGCATCCTGCTTAGGGTTTTCTTTGTCCCAGAGTCTGTCCATATATTTCAGCACTTGCCACTGGAGACCACCAAGAACAGGATTAGGTGCAAACTGAACCGCATCCTCTATCTTATCGATAGTTTCAAGTTTTTTATTTGGGTTGGAATAGTGTGGTGGGTGATTTACCATGTCAACTTTACGTTGAGGCATGGGACAAAATCCGTCTTTACACTCCCCTTCTACCGGGTTAAACCACGGCGTTTTTTCGACATTTCGATCTGATTCGAGTCCGGTCCATCCAACTCCAAGATCAAGCTGCGGGGTTGTGGTTGAGCACCCATCATCATTCCTTCCTCCGCACTCGGAATTAAACCCGTTAGTCCGCATCGTGGTCCACCTTCAATTTGGAGATTCTGGCGCTCGCGACCTTGTTGGGTCAGTGCCAAACCTCGATTATACATGTCATTTAGTGGGACGTCATTGTTTTCATTATCTAGCTCACCACCAAAATCAAGTGGGCTTAAGCAACGATTCTTGACTTCGCTGTCGCTAACAATAAAATGATCTAAAAACGCATCCGGAGATGGGGCGGAATGCATCATGAAGATATCTGGGTTTAAATTCTTTCAATTACAATATTATCATGGCAAGATTCTTTGAGCCCACTTACGATCCCCGTCAGGACGCAGGTAGTTCTGGCGGGGATAATTCAGATTTACATCCGGAACGTGCTTACGCAACTGATACACGGCACCTGGATGAAACTGAAAGAGGTTTTGCAGATCGCGCAGATACCGGCAACGAGGTTCAACAGAACCGTGTAAAGAAATTTATGGCCGCTGCCAGGACAGCAGGAGAATACCGACAGAGAACTCAAATTGCTGAGCCTACTATTCGTGGTAAAACCCCAAGAACAGAAGCTGTGATTGATGGGACACAGCTTCCGAGCATGGGAGATGCTATTGGTACAGTAGGAAGTACCAACTATGCACGAAAGCCTGGTGCTTTCTCTGGTACCTTCAGAGGTTTTTAAACCTGACTGAAGACCACTTCCTTTGGCTGATCATTGTACTTACCCTTACGATCACTGTAAGTTACATCGCAAGGATTGCCGCGAAAGAAAAGGAGTTGACAGATCCCTTCGTTGGCGTAAATACGATTAAACAAGGCAGTGCAATTACTAATTTCAAGTGTCAAGTGGCCGCTCCAAGTGGATTCGGCCGGTGTGATATTAGCAAGAATACCGGAACGTGCATAAGTGCTCTTGCCTACAGCGACAACGGTTACATCAGCAGGTAGTTCCAAATACTCCTCGGCTACGCCCAAGCAGTAGCCATAGGGTGGAATCAAAAAATACTGGCCCTTCTCATCTTCTAGTAAGTCGGCAGGCTTTAAAATCTCCGGATCAAAAGCTTTAGGATCGCAATCCCCCCTCTGGACACCACCAAAAATTAAACACTGCTTAGGCGAAAGTCGGATATCGTATCCATAGGAGCTAAGCCCATAGCTGAGAAGGCGCCTCCCACCTTCCTCACTAATGAGACGGTCCTGAAAGGGTTGAATCATTCCCTGCTCAAGTGCCAGGTGTTTGATTTCGCGGTCGGAAAGAATGCTCATAACGTCAGTCAAGCTTGATCAGTTTAACCTACTCAGCAAAGGAGCTTGCCCTTATCACCGTAAATATCAATAAAATTTTGAGTAGCATCAGAGGTATATTCCTTAGGCTGGAGGTATACCACAAAAGAGATGCAAGTGTTTCGAGATTTGATTTCG